TGTCACGAAGCATCACAGCCCTATCCGGCATCGCCACATTCGACGGCCGCCGAATCGCATAACCACCCCAGAGAGGCGTCAGCGATGACCACATTCACCATGCCCGAACTGCCCGGAATCACATTCACCGTCGTGCGCGGTGGCCTGGACTCCGACGGGCAAACCAACCCGCCCAACTGGATACAGATCACCGGCACAGACAGCGAGGGCGCGATCGTCTCCTGCATAGGTTTCGCAGGCCCCTAAATGCCTTGGTCCCCCAACCCGGCCGTTCCTCCACGGCGGTCGGGAGGTAAGTGGTCCCCGAACCCGGTGGCGCCGCCGCGACCAGCGGGCGGCAAGTGGCACTGGATACCCCGGAGCGGTGGCACCGACACCGGCATCGGCGAGGACTCAGCGACGCTCCTGGCCCACCTCATGGCCACCGACACCGGCGACGGCATCGACAACGCCCAACTGCTGGCGCACCTGGCCGCGCACGACGATGGCACCGGATACGACCAGGCCGCATTACGGGCGCACCTCACCGGCTCCGATACCGGCATCGGCGAGGACACCGGCACTGCGCTACTCAAGTTCTTCTTGTCCGGCACAGAGGACGCAATCGGCTACGACACAGCGGCATTGCTCGCCCACCTCAACGGCCACGATGACGGCGCCGGATACGAACTCGCCGTGCTGCTGGCGCACCTCACCGGCCGCGACGAGGGACTCGGCTACGACAGTGCCGCAGCGGCCCGCTCGGCCGTCGCTGCGGTGCGCACCGACATCACCGCCACCGGCGCCTACAACTACCCCGTCCCCGAATGGTCACTGATCATCGACTACGCGCTCTGGGGCGGTGCGGCCTCGGGACAGACCGGCAACGGCGCCTTCAACACCGCAGGCAAGGGCGGCAAGGCCGGTCAGCTCATCACCGGCACCCTGATACGCGGCGTAGATATCCCCTGGAGCCTGGCCAACATCACCGGAGCCGTAGGCGCCGGGGGCGCACAGCCCGCCAACAGCGACGGCGCCGGACCAACGGCAGGGTCCGGCACAACAGCCGTGATCAACGGCAGCACAGTCACCGCCCCCGGAGGTACCGGCCAGGCGTCGAGCCAAAACGGCGAAACCGCCTCCAGCGCCACGATCGCCGGAACCAACTACACGGGCGGGGCGGGCGGCACCGGAAACGGCGGGACAGGAACCGGCCCCGGTGGCGCCGGTGCGGGCGGCAACGGCGGCATCTTCGGCTCCCGCACACGCGGAGGGCCTGGCGGCAACGGCCAGGCCTCATTCAAAGCACGTCAAACCTAAAGAAAGGCAACGATAATGCCCGAAATCGCATCCGAGCAGCGCGCCATCAATGACTACCGGTGCGGACGCGGAAACAAGATCACCGCGCACGAGTCCGACCCCGGTACCACCGGCGCAGGCCTGATCGCGACCACTCCCGCATCGGGCACGACCACATGGCCCGCATCGACCGACGGCACCGCCGGTGACGCGGGATACGCGGTGTCACTGGGCTCCCCGGTGACTATGCAGGTACCGGCCAACAAGACCGTCGGCTGGTACGGAATATGGAACGGGTCAACGTTCCTGCGCGGCAAGGCACTTGACACACCGATAACCGTCGGGGCGAACCCGGTGAGCATCGACATCACCCCCAAGACCCGATACAAGGGCGGCCAATGATGCGCCGCCAGCTGCTCGCGGTCGCCGGTCTATGCCTCACCTTCGGGGCGATCGCGTTCCGTCTCGGCTGGTGGGCATCCGACCGGCTCTCGTCCTACGCACAGGAAATCGACCCACGTATCGAAAGGGAGTACACCCGATGACTGCCGTAATCACGAAACTCAAGGCCCGCGAGGTTGACAACTTCTGCCGTGCCCGGCGCGGCCTGCCTTACGCATTCGGTGGCGCGTTCAGCACCGACCCGAAACGCTCCACCGACTGCTCGGGGCTTGTTCTGCAGACCGGCGCGCTACTGATGAGCCGCACCGATTGGTCCGGCAACCGTTACGGCTCAACGGAATCGTTTCGCCTGAATTACCCGATCGTGTTCGACATCGGCTTCAAGCGCCTTCCCGCCGGCGGGATTCAGGTGCTCGGTTTCGCGCCGATCATGCTCGTCGGGTTGCAGCACGGTGGCGGCGGCGAATACAGCCACACCGCATGCACACTGTTCTACGCCGACACCCCGGGCGGCGAGATCAAGGCGTCGGCGCGCGGTATCGACTGGGAGAGTCACGGCAACCGCAACGGTGTCGGTGTCGACTACTACGACAATGCCCGCGCCTGGAATGACCCCCTGTTCCATGACTTCTGGTATCTGGACGCCAAACTGGAGACCGCACCTGCGCCCGCAGCGCCACAGCCCGTGGTGGTCGGCCCGGCCGATGATCAGCTCACCATGCAGTTCAACTGCCTGGGCGGACAAACCCTCGTCGAGGCCGTCGCCGAGATACGCGACGCCGTGAAGGGTACCGACGATCGCGGCAAGCCCGGGGTGGTGCTGCGATGACCGCGCGGTTGCCGCTCAAGCCCGGATCATCGGATGCGCGCGGCGACGACGTGTCGCATTGGCAGCGGTGGGGCAAGGAGTACGCCTCGGCGTACAAGGATCTGATGGGCCCGGTGGACGGGTATTACGGCAACGGGGACGCCGCGTTCACCCGAGAAATGCAGCGCCGACTCGGATTACCGCAGACCGGAGTCTTCGACGAGCTGACCGCCGACCGGGTCGGCTACGGCCGCGCCATGGCCCAACCGCCGCGCCGCAAGATCTGGATCTACTCATCGCCGGGCTCGGGTGCCAACTACAACCAGGGCCCGAGCTTCGCACTCGGCGAGTGGTGCAAAGACGTGCTCAAAATCAACCACCAACCGCTGTCATTCCAGAAGGGCGGCTACCTCGGGCTGCTCGGCGGCGATGCGAAATTCAGCTACAACGAAGTCACCTACGACCAGTACAAGTCGCTGGAATACTGCCTCGACCACAACCCCGACATCAACGACCCCGATCTGGAGCTGTGGTTCTCGGGCTACTCGCAGAGCGCCGACGGCATGGAGGACGCACTCGAAGTCCTCTTCGGTGACGGCGGATTCATCCATCCCGGCGACCCGACACAAACCCCGTCACCGCCCGGTAAGTACCGGCACCTGCGCGACCGGATCAACGGCGTGGTCCAGTTCGGCAACCCCTCAACTCCGGTCACCGGCATCGCCCGCAAAACCCGCCCGGCATGGCTGGCCAAGCTGGTCCGAAACGTCAACGCCAAGAATGACTTCTACGCCGGGGCACCGGACAACATCCGGCCAGCGTTCTACGCCATCATCGTGCAAGCCGAACTGGAACTGCCGTTCTTCGTGCACGTACTGCGCATCGCCGTTCCGATCATCACCGACTGGGCCACCGCAGCGCTGCCATTCATCGGCCCTCTGCTCGGCGGGTTCGGACCTATGGCGCAACTCGGGCTCGGCATGATCTCCGGGCTACAGGGCATGGGGCAGAACCCGCTGCTCGGAAACCTCATGGGACAGGCCGCATCATCGCGCGACACCAAGGTCGACGACGATCTGCGGCGGCTGCTCTCGCCCACCGGGGTTCTCCAGAACATCCCCGGCCTGATCGCCCTCATTGCCGCACTCCCCGGCCTACAGGCGCACGGGGAGTACCACCTGCCCAGGCCCGAGTTCGGCGGCCGGGACGGCATCGCGGTCGCCTACGACATCATCGCCGGATTCCGCCGATGAGCCTCATGGCCCCACGCCAGGAGAGGGCGCAGGGAACCCGCTCACCGTAGCGCGCGCTATTTCAGATGTATTCGGCATATTGCCCCCGTCTGGAGCTTCTACCTGCGCGTTTCTATTTAATCCACAACCCCACCCCGAGAGGACTCGTCATGCACATCACTATCCCGCCTTGGTTCAAAGACGCCGCGGTCGACGCGGCCGAGCGCGCCATCAAGACGTTCGCAGGTGGGTTCATCGTCGGCGCCAACTTGGCCGGCGCGGCGGTCAACGCGGCGCTGACCGACATCGATTGGCAGACCGGGTTCGATGTCGGCGCCGGAACGCTGGCGGTATCGGTGCTCTTATCGGCGGCATCGATCAAGCTGGGACGGTCCGGTACCGCGTCGGCGACCAAGGCGGTTGTGCCGTCCAGTCTGTTCAAACTGGTGGCTGGCGGCGGCCGGTGAACCTGCTGACCGAGATGGTCAACGTCACCGATATCGATTCGCCCAAGGAGTTCGCCGCCCTCGCGATGGTGCTGGTGTCGCCGATCGCGGCATCAGTCGCAGCAGCATGGGGGACCGCAACGTTCGCTCACCGCAAGAAGTTCGGCAAGGCACTCGGCGCAATCGCCGACGACACGGGAGCCATCCGCGAACAGACCGAAAACGATCACGACACCAACATGCGAGTCGACCTCGACGAGATACTCAAGGGCATCAACAGAATCGAGAAACAACAGAACCAACAGGCCCGCGACATCGGCGGGCTACGCGAGGAGATGCGCACTGAGCGTACCGAGCGAGGCCAGGCCGATGAGCATATC